AGAAACTGAGGAAACAACCACACCGAAAATTAAAATTGAAAATAATAATTTGACTGTTACTGAAGAAATGTTGAATAAGGTTTGTTCTTTGGATGATCCAGATTGCTTAACTTGTAGTTCGTAAAGTATATCACAAAATTCAAGGTGATATATTTATTTACATGGCTCAAGGAAAAACATATGGAATAAGTTTTCCATTCATGGATAGTATTGAAGGTAAGTATTTGGAACTTACTGAATTTGCGGCCGAAGAAATTCGAGCTGATCTTATTCACTTATTATTGACGAGAAAAGGTAGTCGTTACTTTCTTCCAAATTTTGGAACAAATTTATACCAATTTATATTTCAACCTATGGATGGGCCAACTTTTTTGGACATTGAATCCGAAATAAGAGACTCGGTTGAAACATTTATGCCACTATTACAGATTACAGACATAAAAATATCACCAGCTGATAATGATCCTATAAGTACAACAACAATGAATACTTTAAAAAATAATGAATTTACTGTTGTTAATCATAATGTTACAGATTATACTGCTAAAGTAAGAATTGATTATGTGGTTTCAAATGACGTATTCAACCCTAAAGATTTTATAATTATTAACATATAATGTCACAAAAAAAGATATCATATACCGTCAGAGATTTTGCAGCAATCAGACAAGAATTAGTTAATTACACAAAAACTTACTACCCTGAACTGATTGACAATTTCAACGATGCTGCGGTATTTTCGGTTTTTTTAGATTTAAATGCCGCAATTTCCGATAACTTACATTATAATATAGATAGGAGTATTCAAGAGACCGTACTTCAATTTGCACAACAAAGATCATCAGTTTATAATATAGCTCGAACTTACGGGTTAAAAATTCCGGGTCAAAGACCTTCAGTTGCTTTAGTAGATTTTTCTATTGTTGTTCCAGCGTTTGGTGATAAAGAAGATGAAAGATATTTAGGAATAATAAGATCGGGTGCACAAGTTATTGGTGCTGGACAAGTTTTTGAAACAGTGTCTGATATTAATTTTGCCTCACCATTCAATTCAGACGGATATCCAAATAGACTCAAGATACCTAACTTTGATACCAATGGGATATTAGTAAATTACACAATTACTAAAAGAGAGACTGTTGTAAATGGTATTACTAAAGTTTATAAAAGAACTATACTACCAAACGATGTTGTTCCGTTTTTTAATTTTTTCCTTCCAGAAAAAAATGTTTTGGGTGTTACCTCGATTATTCAAAAACAAGGAACCGCATATTCAAATGTTCCGTCTGCTCAAGAATTTATGGGAACTCAGGGTAGATGGTACGAAGTATATGCTTTAGCTGAAAGTAGAATTTTTGTTGAAGATCCTTCTAAACCTAGTAATGACCCTGCTATAAAAGTAGGTAAGTACATTGAGACTCAACAAAGATTTATGACAGAATACACACCTGAAGGTTTCTTTAAGATAACTTTTGGTGGAGGGACAAACACGGCTGACGATCAATTGAGAGAATTTACAACTCTGGGAATACCAATGAATGTACAAAAGTATCAAAATAATACATTTTCACTAGGGTCAATTCCACAATCAAACACCACAATTTTTGTTCAATATAGAATTGGAGGTGGTGTAGGTACAAATATCGGGGTTAATGTTATAAATCAAATAGGTATTATTGATTTCTTTGTAAACGGCCCATCTGAAACGATAAACACACAAGTTGTTAATTCATTAACATGCATCAATCCCACAGCAGCTATAGGTGGTGCTGGATACCCTACAACGGAAGAAGTTAGACAATATGTTACATACAATTTTGCAGCACAAAAAAGAGCAGTAACAATAAACGATTATGAGGCAATTATTAGAACTATGCCATCGTTATTTGGTGCACCAGCTAAGGTAAGTATTACTGAAAATAATAATAAAATAAATGTCAATGTGTTATCATATGATGCGGATGGTAAATTAATTACAGAAATATCACAAACATTAAAAAATAATATAGCCGAATATCTTTCTAATTATCGAATGATAAATGATTATATTTCTGTTGGTGCAGCACAAGTAATAGATTTGGCTATAGATATTTCTGTTGTTTTAGATGGAACCCAAAATCAAGGAATTGTAATTACAGATATCATTAATAGAGTCACAACATTTTTTAGTCCAGGAGTTTTGACTTTGGGACAAAACATTTCAATATCCGAGTTAAATAGAATAATACAATCTGAAAACGGGGTTGTTGGTATAAATACTATAGATGTTTACGGTAAGGTTGGTGGTCAATATTCTTCAGATCAAACATCAATGAAATACGAGAATGAATCTACAAAGAAAATAAAATTAATTGATAATACATTGTTTGCTGAACCAAACCAAATATATCAAATCAGATTTCCAAATAGAGATATCACTGTAAGAACTAAAAACTACCAAACTACGATTTTTTCTTAAGTTTAATTTATAGTCGTAATTCACTTATCAAAAGTGATAACTATATTTTCAAAAATAGTTAAATTACTATTTATTGAAAGTATATTTTTATGTCACAAAATTTTAGAATCAGGACACAAGTAGGTGTTGATAGACAAGTGAATTTTGATTTGAAACAAGATTTCGACCAATTAGAAATTCTTTCAATCAAACTCAGACAACAAGATATTTATCCGAAATCATGTGCTGATTTTGGTGTTATAGTCGGACGTGTTTTTGTGAATAATGGGTTTGGATTACCCAATGTAAAGGTAAGTGTATTTATTCCACTTGACAATGTTGATTCACAAAATTTATTAATATCTTCAGTTTATCCGTACACAGATTTAGGGGTTACTAATGATGATGGATATCGATACAATTTATTACCATATGAAAAACAACATTCTGGACACGCACCAACTGGAACTTTTGTATCAAAAAACGACATACTTCAAAATCCATTACTTGGCGAAGTTTATGACAAATATTATAAATTCACAGTCAAGACAAATGAGAGTGGTGATTATATGATAATGGGTGTTCCACCCGGTAATCATACAGTTGTTATGGATTGTGATTTATCTGATATTGGAGAATTTTCTCAATCACCTCAAGATATCATTGATATGGGATTAGGTACATCAAATCAAATTACTGGTGCTACATTTTCAAGTAGTAGTGATTTATCAACACTTCCTCAAATCATATTTCAATCAGCAACCGTAGAAGTTAATCCATTTTGGGGTGAAGAAGAAATTTGTAGATCTTCAATAGCTCGAAAAGATTTTAATTTAACAGAATCTGGTGTGAAAATTACACCATCCGCAGTTTTCATGGGATCTATTTTTACTAATCCTAATGATTATTCATTGAGAAAGTCTTGTAGACCAGCAAAAAAGTTGGGACAATTGTGTACACTACAAACAGGGCCTGGAGAAATTATTGGAATTAGACAAACAATTTTTAATGATGAAAATGGGTATCCATTATTAGAAACTGCAAAATTACCAAAAAATGGAAAGGTTATTGATCCAAATGGTGTATATGTGTTTAACGTACCAATGAATATGGATTATGTTACAACAGATGAAAATGGTCAACAAGTTTTGAGTTTAAATCCTGAAGTAGGTATACCAACAACTGGAAAATATCGTTTTAAAATAAAATATTCACAACCAAATTCTTTCGAAAAACGGGAAGTAAGAAGGGCGTATTATTTGGTACCTAATGTAAAGGAATACGGCTGGACTAACTCCGAATCCGATCCTTCAGATATTGTAAGCACAGGTGACCAAAATTATAAAAAATTTCAAAGTTCATATTATTTTGGATTGGATTGGAGCGGTTATACAGATGGATTTTCTTTAGGGTCTGAGAAGAATAATCGAATAACTGAAATCATTAATTGTGAAGATACTTTTTATCAATTAAGATATAAAAAAGTATACACAACAGCTTCAATCATTGATAATTTCAAAAAAGGATTGAGTAGACAAAGATTTTTATCTATTAAGGATATCACAAATGATGAGTGTGAAGATACAATCAATAAATTTCCAACTACGGACGCTTTTTATAAATTTGATTGGTTATTTTTTATAGTGAATTTATTTATGATATTACTAGGTATTACGATGTATGCTTTAGTTATAGTTTTACACGCTTTGTGGGTTATTCTACAAATAATAAAAATTTTATCAATATTTATTTGGATTTTATGGTGGGCATTATATGCAATTTGTAAAATTGTTACGATAGGGTTTGGTAACTGTGGTGGAGAACCACCAACACTAAAAGAATGGTGGGATGCCTTTCCAACTATTTCAAAAATAACACTTCCAGTATTACCCTATCCTGATTGTGAAGCTTGTGATTGTTCTATGGAGTCACAAGTAGGTGTTGCTGATATTGGATTTGATAGTCTTAGTTGTAATGCTGATTTTTTTTCACCACAACTTTGGTCGTCAACTGGTGAAGATAATTCAGAATCAGATAAAGAAACATGGATGTTTGCTGGTTGGGGTTACGATCAAAAAATGCCACGTGGTTATGAGTATTTACAACGTGTCCCGATTGTTCATAAGTATAAGGATAGAGATGGTAATACATTATCGAGTAGAAACAGATATCAATATTTTGTAACTGAATTACCTGTTTGGGAAAATATAAATAAATTTGCTCTTAAAGGTAAATATTTTAATACACTTACATCAAATGACAGATTACAGGGTAGTAATCAAATAAGAGTTGCATTTAATCCTCAATCAAATCCGAATAAATTTCATACCGATAATGTTATTGCACTTTTAGTTGATAATGCATGTCTAGAAAATATGAATGCTGGAGACATAATGACGTTTGTTGACCCTGCAAAAACATTTGATTTTAATGTGTCATCGTCTACTTCTGGTAATGTGTCAACTTATAAAACAATAACAGTACAATATGCCAACCCAGATAGTGTAAATTCATCTTTACAACAAACATATAACATTGGTACACCACCATCAGGGTCTAATTTATCGTATTCAGCAAAGACTTATAATTTTGCTTCTGATTTAGAATATTACCAATTAATAACTGGTATGACATTAAACAATTTCAAAACAAAAGCCAATCTTTACAAACCAGGCCAAACAAGTTCAAATCAAAAATGGTCTCTAGTTAATAGTTTATATCCCAGAAGATATGTCAGTATAGATAATTCTTGGCGAACATTTACAGTACTTAATTTTGCCCCAGAAGGTGGTTTAAATGATTATGATGAATGTTTATCTTTAACTTATTTAGAATATTATGACGCCGAATCAACATCAATAATATTTTTAGTACGAGGTGTAGATCCATGGAGTGGAAAACATGATGTTAGTTATGATTTATCACGTATATTCGGCTTTGACACATGGGGACACAATAACAATGAATTCAGATACACGTCAAAATACTATCTCAATATACCAATTCAACCAGGTGGGATCTGTTCGAGACAAGATTTATTAACATCCAATACTACAATACCATCTGGTTATCCAAACATTTATTTTGAATCTTATTTATTTTCGGCAACCACATCAATAAGTGCATATACAACAACAAATCATTTATATTATTCGTCTTTAGATGGACTACAAATTAATTCTACTTTTAGACCACCGTCATCTCCACAAACATTAAATTCATCATTTTTTTTAACAGATTCACCTACTGGATTGAAATTAAATAGAAGTGGAGCTAATGGAGTTCCACCAATTGGCCCACTAGGTAATTATGCAAGTGACGAGTATATTGAAGGTGGTTCATATATTCTATATGAAGAAGATGATGATGGGAACGGCCCTTTACTAGATCCAATTGGAGATTATGATGATGATAAATGTGGATTAGATAATAATTTCACCAGACCTGTAAGATATGTCGGGCCAACTTACATAGCTAAAAATTACTCAAACGGTCAAAATTTTGCAACTCCTCCTACTATACGAATTGAAAGATCAAAATTGATTATGAGGTCTGACAGATTACCAACAGGTAGTGATTTAGATCAAATTTGTGATGGTAATGGAAATTGTAATACATTTTGTTTACAAGCTTCTAATACATTAACTTATTACGTTTTAGGTGAAACTGGTTCCTTGGTAAGAGAATTGAGTACATTTAATTCTGGTTTTGGTGATAATCGAGGAGATGATTATGTTTCTGGAAATTCTCAAGTTAATTCAATTATAAACTCTACAACATGTGAGGGTATGAGAAGTTTGGATTGTTATGAATATAACCCACCAACTATAAATGTATTACCCTCAACTAATAATTGTAATACTAATGTTGTTGACAATGAAGTAATGAAAGGTGGGTGTTACGTATTATTAAATCCACCTATTTTGAGTATGTTTGGTCGAAATAATGATTTTCAATTGGTCTCAGAATGGAAATTAAGATTTAGGATGAATTTTGCATTATGTAGAGGTGTAATTGGTCAAACTTTTAAAAACGCTTGGATTAATGGTGCTTTGTTTGCATATCCATTTAATACTAATGTGTTTTTTGACAGAAATAACAAACCATTCGTAAGATACATAAATACATTAGGTAATGTTAAATATACGTTTTGTCCTAGTCAAATTGTTTATGAAAATAATTCAAACAATTTTTATTATAGATCATCCCCGTATAGCATCACTAGTGGGTTTATCGGGGCTAAATATGATCATAACTTCCAAATGAATGATAAATATCTTAAAAATCCAACAACATTAGTAGATTTAGGGCCACAATATTTTTGGACAAGGGAAGTTTATTTTTCTGAAGAATATTTTGGTTATCAAGTTGATAGACTTGATGCGACATCTTTTAATCCATTAGAAGATACAACACTTATTTTTTCATTGTCACGTATTGTGAATGCAAATAGGGTATTTAATGCTGGGGTAGTAAAATCCCTTTTTTCTAGAAATGGTGGGACATTATTTAATGATTGTGCTGTAGATGGTGATTATGCACAAATGATACAAATAAATAGTAAGTATTCAATATTCCCATTTGGAGTTGAAAATTATGACGATCTAGGAAATGATGCCATTTATTTTGGGAAAGATTCTAACGGCGATTCTTTTTTTGGATTGTTTCTTACTGGAGATACAACATCCCAAGATTTGATTTCACCAAAAAGGTTAAATTTTCAAACTACAGGGACTGTCACAAGTTTTTTAAGTCGTTCAAATAGGTTACCAGTTAAAACCCAAAGAACACCTCACTATCAATGGAATATTACAAATTTCAGCAGTACAATTTTTGGTAATCAAGATAACAATTGGCAGACAAATTTAGCTTCATTCCCAACTTTTGAACACCAAAGAATGGATAGATTGTTTGCACCATTCTTCCAAGGACAAAATTTGAATGTTCAATATTCACAAGGACACATCTTTAACGTTAATAGTAACGGATTAAATTCGGCTACTAAACCATCAGGTTCAAATAATTCGAATATAATTAATACGGGGCCTTGGTATTTTTATTTTGGAGTTGTTGTTGGAGAAACAGCGATAGATAAATTTAGAGAGTTATACATACCCGAAACATAAAATGAGTGATACTGAATTAATCATTGTAAAACCAGATTTGATGGGCGCGGCCGCCCCAAAAACAGATATTTACCTGAATACTGAATTAGTTCAAACTCAATCTGAGATAATAGATTACAATAAAACAACAAATATAAGTTTACTGACTGTTTTTGATAATGAAAGACAAAAATCAACTACATTCAGACCAATCAATACCATATCGTATATTTATGATAACAATATTCGAGGGTTTTGTCCACCTAACAATAAATGGTTTAATTATAATAATAATTTATTTTATACTAATCCAGAGGCATCATTAAATACAAATGTCTGGACAGGATTACCTTTATATCAAGAATTTGAATTTATAAGAACTGATGTAACAAATCCACAATTAAATTTCACTTCATTCGGTGGATTTACAACAAAAAGCGCGACATCATATAATTGGAATATCAAAATATCATACCCCTTTGAAAATATTACCGGGGTCACAATGTCGTATGATTTCGGTGGAGGACGCGTGATACAGTGGGTAAATTCAAATGGATTACCATTTATTATATCTCAAGGTACTGATAATGGGTTACCGATAATACAGTTTGTATGTCCAGTTCCACATAATGTAAAAGTCGGCGAATATGTCGAATTATCTTCAGGTTTTACATATAATACTATTAATACTTTTCAAGTTTCTAGCTTGGGTAACAATACATATGGCTCTGAAAAATACATTTTCAATATGGAAAATGTTGGGTTTACTGGAAGTACATTTAATTCGGCAAAAATGGGAACTTTCAAAAGGATAATAAACATTTTTAATTCGGGGGAAACAAAATCAAAGTATTATATTAGAAATCATAAACTACTAACATCAACTTCAGATATGATGTTGACCAAAAATGGATTTGAAAAAAATTCATTTGCAGATAGATCAGTATATCAGTTATCAGCTCTCACACCTAACGGGGTTGCAAAAGTTGTGAAATTTCAAAGTTCAAACACATATAATGTAACATTTGAAAGGGACATTGATATAAATGGTTTACTCGATAACAATGGAAAACCAATAACACAACTTTTTCTTAGTTTTCAATGGTGTGGTTATTTTGGATGGCATGATAGATTAAGAAGGGGTTGGGGATTTAATATGCAAACAGGGTCAACAAATAATTGGTTTGATACCAATAATAATGGATCTCAAGAATCCGTCACACAATTAAATTATACTAGACAAAGTGGCGGCACTTTTAATTTTATAATTAATAAACCAAAAGAAATCAATGAAACATTTTATGGAGATTATTGTGAGTATAGTGACATAGAACAAACTGAATATGTCATTTCAAACTACATGCATAAAATGTCGTACAATCAAACTTTATTTACGACAGATACAACTTCAAACCAAAACAATCCTCAAGGTTATTATTACCAAGTACATCACCCAATAATAATTAAAGTTTTTTCAGATTATGTAGAATCAGCATCTGGGTTGAACCCGACAGAATTACCAAATTACGCATTTTATTCTCACAATCAAAATTTATGGTTATGGCGAGATATCTATACTTATGGGTTTTTTAATGAATTAGGTGAAGGAGTTAATTATCCATTTTTAAACGATGCACATTATCCATTTACAAATGTAATTTTTAAATTGTATAATCAAGGATCCTCATTTAATATCCTTGACTATTACCAAATAACGATTGAACCAATTGAAGACCCCTGTGAATAGAAAAAAAATATTATTTAGCGAAAGGGATAAAGAAATTGTCATTCCAATTGAAATGACATGGGATTTTTATGGACAACAAGATTCGGTTAATGAATACGAACAAACAATAATTGAAGAAATTTTAAACTCAGATCAAGACTTTGAAGTTACAAGATTTGAACACAATGAATACTCTGATGATTCAAATCCTAATGTTAAAAAAACTGATATAAATTATGAATTTAATTTTTATAATCCATCGGTGATAAATAATCCTAATTCATTATTGTCTGGAACATGGCAAAATTCATACCTACCCAAATTTAAAGTTAATGAAATTTATTTTGCGGGACTACCTAGTTCTTTAAATAATGCATCAACATATAACCCTCTTGCATTTAAAAAATCCTTTTGGAAATTAGATCTTTATGATTATGTAAACCCATTAATTCAAAAAAATTATATTACAATTATTTTACCAACACATCAAGGTTTAACACAAACAACCACAACTGGATTCAATAACCAAATACCTGTTGAAATCAAAAAACCAAAATATCTTTTGGATTATTTGGGGGATAAAGAGGGTTTCTTTATTTATTGGTTGAAAAAAAGAGATTATTTAAATATCAATCAATTTTTTATGAGTGCTAAATTTTTTGATGCAAAAGTTGGTCAATTTATAAGAATGACAAATCGTCCTCAAAACTCACTAGGTAATACAACAAACCCGTTTATTTTAAATGGGGACGATTATTTCTATTATAAAGTTATATTGAACTATACAACTCAAAAATATGAGGTTTGGAATTCCAATCAAACTCTAAGATTTGGTACAAATATAAACCCAATTGTTTGGTATGAATACGTGAACCCTTAGTTATATGGATACGCAATTTGTCAGTTTAAAAATATCTCAAGAATCATTATTAACCAATAGAGTTCAAATCAATTACTCTGGAAACACTGTTGGTGTGTATTCTGGTATTCCTCAAATGATGACAGCCTCAACTTATAATGGAGTACCGTCTTCTTTATTTACAGGATTAACCATACCAATTTTACTTACTCAAACCGCAACGGATATTGGGTATTATCATACGTTTGATGGAGCTATTTCACAGATGGATGTAGTTACTAATTTTATATTTTCATCTACTACTACAGATCCATACAAGTGGTACATTTATAATACTTCAGATATAAAACTCAATCAATTCTTATCATTATCGAAATATACTGTAGATTGGGGTGATGGGGTTGTTCAAAGTTTGACTACATATTCACCCAATTCATTATCACATCTTTATCCATCAAATCCAAGTGGTTATACCATTACAATGAGACAAACTAATCCTTGGGGTATTACAACTGTGGTAAAAAAAATTAAAACACCCTATCAAATAGTACCTATTTTGGATTCTAAAGGTACTGCGTATTTTACACCAATGATCGGAACTTGGACAGGCACACCAATATCATATGATTTTATTTTTAGCGGGGACAGTGTGTGTGAGTTTTGTTTAGATCAATCTAACTCTTATGTTCAATTACCATTTTCAATTACTGGCACAACAACATCAAGGTTAAATGAGTTATCGAATTATGGGCCAAATAAATTTTTAATTAATGCTCCAGTAATACAAAATGGTGAAGTTTATGGTGTTATTACCACTATAACAACAATTTATACTGGATACACAATACAAAATGTAGATTACTATGATTATAGTGATGGTACCACAATTTATGCGTTACAATCTTCAGGGCTTACTTGTGATACAAATCAAATTATTAATACAACACCAACACCTGTTCCTTGTTCACCTCAAGGATATACTTGTAAATCGATTTTGATTTTTTTACTTAATCCAGTGACAACACCTGTAGGGTTTTATTATTATGATTGTGATTTGAGTGGATTTACAACACAATATATTAGTTCTGGTAATGTAACCAAAAATTATGTTTCAGATTTTGGTATATTTTTTACTGATCCAAATAACGTCGCATTTGTAAGTATAAACCAAAACAGTTCTGGCTTAGCCTTACTATGCCCTCCGACACAATACCTGGGGTGTTGTCGAAGGTACCAAGCTAGTAGTGCCATGGGTAGTTCAGGAGATGTAAAAATTACATTCTCAAATTGTATTGCAACATTCCCAAATGATTTAAATTTGACACCCGGAAGTAATCTTAGTTTTTGTAGTTGTACACAACCAACATATCCATCTCAACCATCCTCAGTAATATTCACAATAGTTGATATAGGCCCTTGTTTAGCAACGCCAACACCAACACCAACACCAATAATACCGATTATTACACCATTACCATGTCAACCTATTTATAAAAACGAAGCATTTATTAATGTAATTTCAGATGCACAAGTACAATCAAATATTTTTATTGATAGAGGAAAAATATCAGCATTTGAAAATATTCAAAGAATTGGAGAAGTTGATGGATTACGTGATTTAGAAACATATGGTTATGGTTTTTTTAAAATAGTCAAAACCTAAATTTTAATATTTATCATAAACAAATAAAACAAAAAAAATGGCTACAGGAACTTACGGAACTATAAGACCAGCAGATTGTTCTCCCGAAGACGTTGAAATTTTAATGAATTTTACACCATCTAGAGATGTAACAAATAACTATGAATTAACTAGATTAGATGCTACAGAAATTCTACGACCCTATTTTAATAATACTGCAACAGGTGGTAATTCAAACGAAATTTTAGGAGGATTGTACAATTTGAGATTACCAGCTGAGGTATTCACACAATTAGGTATTTATACGCTTTACATTAGACCAGCACAAATTAGGACAGTGATTACAGATTGTAATGTACTATCGGCGTTACCAAACATAAGAGGAATAATAATTGATTTATCAAATGTACCCAGTCAATTTGTAAATAAATTCCAAGCTCAAGGGCTTGTAGGTTTTAGAATAGAATATTTAGATGCTAGTGGATCCAAAATACCTAATTTTTTTAGAATTGTTACCTCTAATTTTTTCTGTGAAGCAATAGTTCAAAATTTAACAAACACTTCACAAAAGGCGATTAGGTATAGATATACTGAAGGACAAACTAATTTAGTTTTTTGTACATTATCACCAAGTAGTTCTCCCAGTAATAATCCAAATTCGATACCTTTCATTGGACAACCAGGACAAACAATAATTCTAAGTAATACATTTTTCAATCCAATAACAATGGAGATTCAAATGACCCAGTTTGATTTGGAAACTCTCAATATCGCGTTTTACGGAAATCAAACTAAGTCTATGGAAGATGGAATTTATACAATATACGATACACAAAATAATATTTATCAACAATATAATCTCTATGAAATCAAAGATGATTTTGATGAACTATTGTATGAGGTTAAAGAAAATAGAAATGGTAATATTGACTTCAGTAAATCTTTTCAAATTATAACACAACAGTAAAATTAAATGGCTAAACAATTTTTTCGGACTAACGGAGCCTCTGGAGCGGACACACCTTTTGATAATATTGTCGGATTACAGACAGTAAGAGGTGGTGGACTGACTCAAGGAAACTTTGAATTTGAAGTTGCCGTATCTGAAAAAAACAACAGAAACTTTTTTTTAGGTGTTTTCGGGGATCCAATATCACTAGATGATTTAGATGTTGATTCAATAAATCAATCAAGACTTATACAATCAAGAGAATTTAGAGTATTTCCAAATATAGATTTGTCTATAGTAACAAATTTTACACTATATGGGTCTTTACAAAAAAGAATTGAAGTTTCAATACAAAAAATTTTAAATTTTTTTCCCGCTGGATTACAAATTAATTATTACAATTTAGATTTATCAACGGGTTACACTGCTTATGATATTGTGTACGACTCAGAATTTGATCTTACAAATTTTAAAATTAATGTTGAAAAAATACAAAATCCATTTTCAATAGATTTTACATATAATTCTAAAATTAATTTACAAACTAGAGAAACCGAATTTTCACCACTAAGAGATTTAACAAATAGATATACTGATTATACCCTTATAGTCGATAAAATACAATTCCCAATTATTCAATTTTTCCCATCTAAAAGTTTGTTTTCTGGATCAATTGGTTTAACCGTAAAAGGAGATCCTTTTGAAATAGCTTTACTTCCAGGTGGTTGTAAAGAATACCTGATTAACATAACAACTAATCAGGGAGTGTGGACAGCATATCAAGCCGTAAACTGTGGATCAACAAACCCTACCCTGTCAGGACCAACCTTATTTTCTATGTGTGGGTTAGAATCAATAGAAAATGATCAAGGTAGTACCTTTTATCCACCTTTTGCTGGGTTACCAGCGGGAATAACTATTACAGAATCTTCTTCAGTTAACTGTC